TGCCTGACTTATAACGCTCCATGATATATTCATCATAAAGATCAGGAGCGTTATCTTTTAGGAAGTTTGGCAGCGTCCTTCCTACCCCACAGTTATGGCACTTGAATACCATGTCCTGCTTAAGGCGAAAGAAATATCCCCGTGCCTTATTCTTGTGCTTCTGAGAGTCACCACAATAAGGACAGCGAAAGTTATATAGATCATCTTTCTTTCTTGCGAACTTGTCTAGTCGCCCTGAAAGAAGATTCACATAGTATACATCAACGAAATTAGACAATACGTTGGACAACTGCTGTGTCCATAGTAGCAGTTCTTGCTTGACCTGTCAACGTATCAATAATAGGAGGGACCACTTGTAACACTGCCACCAGGGTTGCTAATACAGCGCCAGCACCAATAACAAACTTAGCGTTTATATCTACTTTCTTCTGAAGATCAGATACTCTTTTATGAATCAACTCATTATCTTTATCATGCTTCTCTTTTATCTCCTCAAGCATCTTAAGGATAAGTTGATCCGATCTCTCGCTTTCATCAAGACGATTCTCGTGACGCTCAAGTATGATAGCAATCTTATTACTATTTTCTGAAATAGTTCCTACAGCTTTCTCAAGCTTATCCAACATCTCTTTGGAAAGTTCCTCGTAGATGTCAAGTTTGGATTCTAGAACTGCAATTTTACCTATACCCAATGCCATCTACCTAGTCGCATCTTGTTCCGCACCAGCCCTTGCCTGTTTCTTCAGATTAGCAGTCTTCATTTGCAGTTGCTTTTGAAGTTCTTGCTTCTTCATCATAACCTTTTTCTTCTCAATGGCAATCTTTTGTTGTGCCATTTGATTCTTCATCTGCTGTTCATTCTCATTGACATTTCGCATGTGCTTCATGCGCTTGTCCATGAAAAACTTAGCAGCATTACCAGGCATAATTCTTTCGATGGAGACGCCACTTCTATGAGCAGGCATGATCACCATACGGAGTTTGCGCTGAAGTTCGGCAGGAGAATTTGCGTAGATAATAGTCTCACCAACTTCGGGGATGTTTACCTTATACTGAAATAGTCTAGATGGTTGTGTAGGGTTCTCTCTAGACTCACCAAGTTTATTGCCAGGAGCAACCAGTTTCTTATCTTCTTTCGTCTTCTTTACTTTCTTACGAAAATTCAGCACAGGATCATAACCCGCATTGGGTCCTGTAGCATCTGCGCTACTGCTAAATCCACCTGTTCCTGCGCTCATCATGGTCATATCTGCGATAGTTCTTCTTCTAAATCTTGATCCGTCTCTAAAGACGGAAGCATTCCTACTGGATATTTATTCAAATAGATCAGTAGGGTTTTCAACATACTCCAATACTCCCTTTCAAGCTTGAAAAAGAGCAGTGGTGTTGCTGCTTCACCAAAAACATTATATAGGATGATGATATGATTTATAACCAAGTGGACTCTTAACGGTCCTCTTCGGACATAACGCTTCAAGAGTCTTTTCAGATACTTGAAGCGTTTCATGTCTTCATCGAAATCATCGCGTGTCACGCAATGAGGATTTTCATAATGCTTTATGGCGAACAGAATGTAATTAGATTCATTCAGTTCGTCAAATTTCATTTATTAACTTGCAGTAAATGTTGCAGTAGAACCAGATCCACCTGCACCTACAACGTCACCAGCAACGAATACCTTATCGGATGCGGTTGATGTGCCTGCATCAACAATGGTTCCCGAGATGGTTTGTGCTTGGATAGCATGTGCTTTGCCAGTTGCAGCAGCAGTGAATGTAAACTCAACACGGTTAGTGCTAGTTTGTGCTGCAGCGGTTGCAGTGATGTTAGCAGAATCAGTGGTGTTTCTAACAACCAGAGTTGCACCGTTGGTGACATCAACCTGTTCGTTGTAGATAACAACAACGGTTCCAGTTGCACCGCCTTCGTAACCTGTCTCCTCAAAGAAGACTGCGGTAATATCAGCATTACCCAGGGTATCAGTGCCACGTCCGCCAGCGCCGACCAGACCGTCAACTGCTACGAGAACTTCATCCCAGTATTCTGTTTTTGCTGCGTTCTTATAGTGACGCAAAACCCATCCAGCAGAAGTAGCGAAGATGTTTTGTTGATCAACTGCGCCGCCACGCACAGCCCACTTGGGTTTAGATTCGTCAGCGTCGGTAATACCCCAAAGCGCCATGGTTAATGCTCCTAAGATTAGTCGGTTTATCTCTAATTATTTATAAAAAAAGGGGTCTCTGAGACCCCTCTAGAATCGCCTACGCGGCGTCTTCTCTAGTAACTAAAGCTTTCTTCACTGCTTCCAACAGAGCGTCGTCTGCGGTCGTCTTAGTAAGCTTTACTGCCTTTTCTAATACCAGGATGCAGATGTCAATCAGTTTTTCACCAAGTTCTGCATCATCAGGAATCTTTGATACTGCGTCCGCTACAATTTTTTTCGCGAACGGAAGAAGGAAAGATAATAACATGATTTCGTCCTATGAAGGGGTCTATCCTATATAGGCTCAATCGTAATTTTTCACTCCACCTTTGATGTAACCAGAACCTTTCTTATCGTAAAAACGAACACCTTTGGTTTTGGTATCATGATGCAATTTATCTTTTGCCTTTTTGGCACGAGCAAGAACTTCTTTGTAACGCTTACCGTATTTCATACGAGCGTCACGTTCTTTATGTTCCTTCTCTTTAGCAAGATGCTTTAGTTCTTCGTTAGTCATCAGTCACCTCTATAGCGAGAACCAGGACGAGGACCAGTGGCATCAGTCATTTTTTGAGCGTCTGTTCTGGTGTCCTTTTTGGGAGCAACCTTCTTGACATTACCCATTGCTTTTTTGTTTGCTGCCTTCTTCTCTTCGGGAGACTTTCTATTATACTCCCTAGAGATTTTCATCTGGTCATCGATCGATAATCCTTCTTTAGTAAACTGTCCGAATGTCAGCAGAGAAGTTTCTTCTTGATCGATGCTTTGATCGCTTTCTTCTGAAACTTCTTCTTGACTGACATAGGCTGTTTCCTCCGTAGATACTGTTTTTTCATCACCAAGATCTTCAGCGCGACGTTTCTTATCGCACTTCATACAACCACAGTCATCACCATGATTGTTTTTGATTTTATCAACGGTAGCAGCACCTTCGATAACATCTTCTTTTTTAGGGTTGACTTTGATCTTGGTTTTCTTTTCCTGAAGTTCTTTAAAACTCAGCATATCAACCCCCGTAGTTGGATCGTGCTTTGATGTCTGCCATCTTGCTGAAACGCTCCTTCTCTTTTTGACGAGAGATTGCGCTTACAATCTTACCAGACTTATCCTGTGCCTTAGAACCTGCCTTAGTATTCATTCCTTTACTAAGTGCTTCACGACTCAGGTTGCCTGCACGACGATACATTGCATTCTCTTTCTTACGATCAATCTCTTTGTAACCTTCTTCGATTACATTTTCAATCTCTTCGATAGAGAAGAGACCAGATTCGTAGAGACTTGCAATCTTATCGTAGTCCTCATTCATACGCTTAGCAAGTTTGTCACTGCCCTTAGATACGGCACGAGCAGTCTTACCAACCGCTTTCTTAAGTCCTTTCTTAAGTAAAGAACCAACCTTTCTCAAGGCACCACCAACAGCTTTACGGGTAGAACCGCTGCTAGAGGAACCACTGTCGCTTGACCCGCCACCACCAGAGGAAGAGGAGCCGCTGCTAGAAGATTTGCCTCTGGTATCTGCCAACAGTTTATCTAACTTACCACCAGTGCCATCATCATCGGAAGACTTAGATGCTTCCTTCTTCTTAGCAGGAGTTCTCTCCATTGCAGCACGCTTAGACTTGATACGCTGTGCTTGGAATTCACCAACTGCATGACCAGCAGCACGAGCACCAGCACCGACTGCTGCCTTACCTGCTTTCTTAGCAGCACTACCTGCTGCCTTTGCACCTGCCTTGAGTTTAGCACCCGCTGCCTTAGCAGCAGACTTCATACGCTGAACACGCAACTTACGACGACCTGCTTTTGCTTCAGGTGTCTTAGATGCTGCCTTAGATGCCTTAACTGCAGAATCGTAATAGTCTTCAGAAAGAAGTTCAACATCCTCAAGTGCCTCACAGATTTCGATCAGATCCTGATCATCTTCTGCCATCTCACTGATGATTTCTTCAAAGAATGCAACCAGTTCTTCATCAGTTGCTTCATCGATTGCTACCAGAGTCTCAAGTTCTTCATCAGAAAAGAGAAATGCTTCTTTACGAGCTGCACGTCTCTCATCACGCTCTTTCTTTGCACGATCCACTGCCATTTCCATGCCACCTTTGCCGTAACCAGCAAGGATACGACGATCCTTTTTGCGCTCAGCAGCAGTTCTTTCGGGAGCAGGAGCGGTGCCATCACGTTGGATGTGAGACTTAGATCCGCTGAACTTGCCTTCTTCTACATTCTCGACTTCTTCTTTCTTCATCGCTTTGGCAATTGCCTTACGACGATTCTTCAGATACTTATCAGATGAATCTGAATCTCCATCATTATCCACGTCGTCATCTTCTTGACCAACGGGATCTAATTCTTTTTCTTTTTTCTTTTCGTCGAACTGTTGAACCTTTTTCAAGGCGTCCGACATATCAGGTAATTCGTTGAGATTCATCTTACTTAGTAACCTTGTCCTTTTTATTTATCTTACGAATGAATTCACCTGGTGTCATTCGCTTCATGTAATTAGTTAGTTCTGGTTCACCAGGTGTTCCTGGTGCTGGTGTCCAGTCAAAACCAAATCTGTCATTCTTTTCAATTAAGTCTTTCAACCAGGAGCGGAAAATATTATCAGACTCATCAACATAGATGACATAATTGCTACCACGACTAACGACTTTACCAATGACCCCCGTGTTAACATTCTCGACAAACGTTCCTACTTTAAACAACTCGCCTTCAAAATATGCTTCTCTTAGACCTTGAGGATCTAACTTAGGAGCAACTTCAAATAATGAATACGATGCTTCAGCAAAATCGTCATAAGACTCTTCTACTTGCATCGCTTGGCGTAAGAGTAAGTATAACGTATCACGGTCTTTCTTGGATAAACCTTCGGGAATACCTTGATCAAACGTATCAAAGTCTCCTTCTACTGCCGCTTTACGCATCTTAGATGCAGACATACCCTCAACACCCTCAGCATCAGGGTCACGTCCACCTGCAGATGTTACTTTGATTTCTTCAAAGGTGTATAGGTCTCCGTTGTATTTTTGTGCGAGCGAATTGAACTCAGAAACCCTGTCACCACCCACCACAATATTAACTGAACTATACCCGTCAGTATCGAGGGCGGTAAGAACATCAAAGATAGTCCGCATGTCGGGATTATCAACAATTGCGTTCGCGTGATCTGGATATGCCAACCGCATAT